CGTTGTTGAATTTTGTGAGCCAAAAATAAAAGAAGTGTATTACTTGGTGTGCTTTCGTCAATAAGTATTTTAACAATTGACTTACTGTTGTAAAGTTCTTTTTCTGCAAGTGAAAGTTCAATTGGTCTTGTCCATTCTTCAAACTTCTCACCTGTTTCTAATTCCCACGTTAATTTAAGTTTAAGCATTTGTGTGCCCCTGTTCTGTTTGTTGTTGTTATGCTGTTAGGTCTTCGGTTGGTATACCTACAACTTGTAATGATACTGAACAAGTTTGTACGTCTCCACCTGAAGCTGTAACGCTTGGATATTGTGGCAATACGTAACCAGTTAAAGTTACACCGGTTCTTAATGTCATAATAAACGCAATTGTAGTATCTGGGGCTGTTTCAGTTCCGTCCCATAATACTTTGTACAAGCTGTTTGGTGTTGCTCCTACGTCGTTCAAAAACTCAATGTCAAGTGTAACGTTTGAGTCAATGTATTTGTATGCTTTGCCTGCAAGGGTGTCAAAAGTTAATCTTTCTGTATCAAAGTTGATAGCAGAAGAAGTAATTTGTTCTGAGTATAAATTTCCATTAACACTCAAAGTTAATTGACGACCACTTAAAATAGTTGTTGCCATTGTTGCCTTTCCTAGCCTGTGTAGGCTGTTTGTAGTTGGATTTCAGCAGATAGCAAATCTGTGCTATTTGTCTGCCTAATTCTCGGACTAGATACTGACAGTATAACCCAATTAGTCGGTATAAGTGCCAAGATTGTTTCTATATCATCTTCCAAGTTTGTTAATGCGCTTGGGTTTGAATACGTAGTGCTGACTATTTCAAGAGTTAGTCTTACGTACCAATTCTTTGAATTACCAATAGAAATTGGTTCAAGGTATGGGTCACCAGCTAAAATAAGAGCTGCTGGTGGAATAATAATATCTGGTACGTGGTCGTATGCAGAATATTTTGTGTTATCTGTAATTGCTGTTTTAAGCCCTGCACGTAGCGTACTAAGAGGCATAGTTAACCTACTTGACTATTAGAGTCAATATATTTGCTAATTAAACCTGTAACTTTGTACAAAAGGGTTCTGCCCATTCTGTATGGTGCTGGGGTGTAATCAAGAGCTTGCTGTGTGCCACCTGCAGCTAGTCTTGATTGGAATACGTCTACAGCAATTTGTAGCACAGCTTCTTCTATAGCTGCTACGCCGTTGTATTGTGAAAGGTCATTTGCTGCAGCAATTCCATTAGGTATTGTGTTATTAAAATCTTCGTGAGGTGTAGCAGCAGCTACAGTTATCTTGTAAGTGTATGGGTCTATTATTTCTGTTACGGCTTTATTGCCGTTTATTTTGGCTTCAACGCCTGAATGGGCAACTGATTGTCCTACATAAAATTGGTGTGGTCTAGTTGTGTGAATTATTGCTTTAGTTGCTGTTTCGTATCTGTGTTTATCTATTCCAACTTTCCATTGAATAAGAAAATCACCAATAGCGTCTTCTGATGTGTCAATGATTGCGTTTAATGCTGTGTCGTCGTAAAGAGTATTTGGAACGCCGAGTACAGCTCTTAACTGTGCTGCTGTTACTAATACTGGCATTTTATTTCCTCTCGTTTAGGGTGAGGCTAGCCACAGGGGCGAGACTAGCCTCACGACTTAGTGGTTTATCAGGACTTGTTAAACCAGTTTGCGCCAGCTGCAATTTTTGTAGCTAGTGCGCCATAGCCGTAGTAGTTTACGTCTATTTGTCCTGTGTTGATTACGTTGGTGCGTAGGCTCAAACGTGGGCTTTCGTACCAAGTGTATGCATCTGGGTTTACAACAGCCATTGAGTAATCTGCTGTTCCGTCTCCACCTGAACCTGTAAAGTTACGGGATACATACAAATCTAACCCTGCAACTGTTCCTCGTAATGATTGTGGGCTTACTGCGCCACCTGCATTGCTTGGTTGTGATGCTGTGTAGATTGGACGGCCTGCGTCGTTGTAGCCCATAATGTTACCCCATTGTTCAGGTGTAACAATAAGTGCGCGAGCAAATCCAAGTGATGCTGAATAAACTGCTGCAGCTGCTGATGACACGTAAGCAATTAAGCCAGTTGAAGAATTTGCTTGACCTGTTGCGTTAAGTGTTCCTGTACTTTGCATTGCTGTTCCAACAAAAGAATCTGTTGCTTTAGCATATGCATATTCCATTTGACGAACTAATTCATCAAAAAATACTGGTGAAGAACGGTCTAACAATTCAACTGACAATGTTTGTTGTCCACCAAATTTTTTAACTGCTACAGAAACAAAAGATGAAGCTGTGTCTGTTTCAGACATTGCGTTTGCTTCGGCAACTTCTGCAACTGTTGGTGCTGTTGTAATTTTAGGAATTTCAAAGGACATTCCAGAATTTGGAAGTGTTCCTTTTGAAATCGCATCTATAATTCCTCTATCTGCGTTTGCAATTCCGTTAATTAGTTCGGTTGATTGTGGTGTTGGAATAAAGGCTGCGTTGTTACCTGTGGTATCAGCTGCCATTACGTATTGACGTGAATCTTCGTTTCCAAGTGCTGCACGAATGTTGTGTTCTAAGTATGAACCTTTAGAAACAATTGGGCTTCGTGGTGCTGTGAAGATTACAGGACGCGCGTTGCGTTCTTGGGCTTCAACAGCTGGAGCTGCAACTTCTGCTGCAACTTCCTCTACTACTTCTGGGGTAACTTCGTTTGACACGATAGTTTCCTCGCTTTCTGTTGGTTGTGAAGTGTCTGCGCTTGCAGCTACTTCTGTTATTTGGGCATATTCGCCAAATGCTGGGAATGTAACGTGTGAAACTTCTCTTAGAGTTGCTTCGTTAACAATTACTTGTTCACCTTTTGTTACATAGTCGTCAATCATTGCGCCTACGCTAAAGCCAGTTCGTAAACCCTCTTGTGCTTCGGCTAATGCGTCGTCTCCTGCATTGGTTCGTGCGATTTTGAATGTTCCGACAATTCCTTTGTCGTCTTCTTCATATCTTGATAACTTACCTATTGGTCTAGTCATATCGTGTTCGGTAAAAAGTTTTATACCCTCACCGATTTTTAATGAGCCTTGTTGAAAAACAACATCACCCATATTGGTATGTCCTACCTGACCAAAAGGAACAATAACGCCTGTTAATTCACGTTTTGATGAATTAGCTGCGATAATGTCGGTTGAGAATTTAATAAAGTTATTCATTTATCAAATCTTCCCTTTCTCTTGCTTCCTCTACTGTCATTACACCAAGAGGAATAAGTTTACTGTAAATGTCTGCGCGTTCTTGTGCGCTTGGTGAATAAAATTCTTCTAAATTGTATTTTACTATTGAACCACGTGGGGTTATGTCGTTATCGCTAAGTCTTTGTGTAATAGAAGTCATTAAAGGACGTAAAGATAAATCTATAAGGCTTCGTCTTTCAGCTGTAACGTTTGAATAAGTCATTGAACCACCTGCGTTACCACCTACATAGTATTCAGGAAGATTACAAGCCCTAGCAATTTCGGAAGCCATATATTGACGTGCTTGGTTTAGCGTTAATTGTTCTGGGCTAAATCCTATGCTTTGAAAGTCGATTGTGTCGTTTACAAAAGCTGTGCCACGTGTTTGTCTTGCTTCTTTCCAAGAATTTAATAGGGCTGTAACTCTTTCGGCTGGCATTGGCAAGTTTGATTTCAACACAACGTTAGGTGTTGGTTCGTCTGCAAATCTTTTAACTGCCTTTTCTAAAGCTAGTGCCGTAAGTATTGTTGTTCCTGCTCTTACAAGTAGTCCCTCGTCGTAACCAGTAAACGGAATAAGTGAACCTAAACCATTTTCGGGTACACGATTGCCGTCTACGCTGTAATAACGTACGTTGTGTCCAAGTGAATCTAAAGTTCTTGTAATACGGCTTACTGAAATCCATTCAGCAGACAAAGGTCGTCCGTCTGTGCCAAGTTCAAGTGTTCTTAAATATCCTTGACCTGTAAATAGTAAATCTTCTGCAAGAAATGTATATACAGATTGTCCAGTCATACGTGGGTCTGGTTGTCTAATAAAAGGTGGGGTCGGAACTTTGCTGTTGTTTGATTCGCGTCTAACTTCTAAAGGTAATGAACCGATAGTTGCACAAATAATGTTTCTAGCTCTTGCAACTGCTGGTACTTGCATAGCTTGTGCTCTGGTTACAGCTGATAAACCAAAATAGTCAAAAGGTTGGGCGTATTGTTGATAATTGTAAGGCGCAACAGCTGCATCTACTTTGTTTACGCTGTCGTCTGGTGTGACACCAAGAAGATTTTGAAAGAAGCCCATAACTTCTAATTCTTTACCAAATCGTTATAATAGTCAAGCACCTAAGCAACTACAATGTCTTGGTTTGACCCACGTATGCCGTACTGTTCGGCTTTGAATACAGCTAGCACCATTGAAATAGCAGCTGTTGATTGTTGACGTCGCATAATATACCAAGCCCCAGACTCGTTTGCTTTTTTAATACAAGAATTAACGCTTGCTGTTAAATCAGGTTGATTACTATGAGCAAGTCTACCACCACTCATAGCTGACAATGTTGCATCACAAGCCTGGTAGTAGTCACTTCCTTTAATGACTTCTGCGTTTATGCCTGCTTGTCTTAGCTTGGCAACAACTGAGTCACCACTAAACCTGTTAGCCACTATTGCTTCGGCGTTGTAATGTTTAGCCCACTCTGAAACACGTCCAGCAATTATTAAATCATCTATTGCGTATTCTGATTCAACACATTCCATAAGACCTACAGCTATTGAACCATCATCTAAGACTTGTGTTCCGGTTAAAGCCCAGCTTGTTCGTTCTGGTGATATTTCTAAACCTAACCAAGTTGGTCTATCAGGTTTAAGTTCAAGTATTGGTTGCATACAACTATTCCAAGAACCAAGTGCCCAAGGGCTGTTCATTGTTGTTACCCACATAGAAAGGCACTCTGTCATAAAGACTTCTGTGGGGTCTGACATTCTGGCTTTGATTGCTGATATGTCAATGGTGCGTCCTAGTGCAGGGTTTGCTTCTTTCCAGCCCTCTATGTCGTTTAGTTTTCTGTGTGGTGCTGCTGACCATTCCATAAAGTTAATATCA